TAATCAGCCGCATCGAGCGCGCGGATCGCCTTGCTAACAGAATCAATCGCGGTGTCACCCGTTGCCGGTGTGAACGCCGTGAAGTTCGGGGAAACAGCCATACCCTTGAGGTTCTGGCCGACGCCATTACCTGCGACCAACTGCTGTTCTTCGCGCAACTCAACGCCATAGCGTAGGCGGTTCTCGATGTACGCCACAAGAGCCGGTGCATCGGCAAGGATCTGACGCGAAATCTTGATCCAATGCGCGATGGTCACAACAGGCGTGGAGTACAACTCGAGCGTCAGAACGCTTTCGGGCTTCGTTGCACCCTCGGCTATTTCAGCCGCGTTATTCGTGAACAAAAGTTCACGGGTGAACTCAACCGCATTAGCGTTCGTGTTACCCTGGGGAATCAGATCACGCACGCGGAGCGAACGGAACGCACCGGGGACGACGCCAGGACGGCGATCTGCCTGAACCAGCGTGTCAGAGTTCGCCGCCGGACTGCCGGACTGACCTGTGACCGTGTTGTTCTGGAACGAAAACCCGTTCTGAAGCGTGATGCGGCACTTGTTCGTCGAACCCGACGCGAATGCCTTGTAAGAGGCATCTTCCACAAGAAGATTTCCGAAAGACTTCGGGGCTTCTTTGCCCGAAACAATGCTCGCCACGAGCTTCTGCTCGAGCGCAACGATCTTGTCCGCGCAAATCTGAACGTTCTGCGCGGCCTTATCAGCCACCGCGATCGCGCCCGCAAGACCTTCCTTCGTGCCCTTTTCCTGCTCCTTGACCATGTTCTGAATGGCGAGATTCGCCGCCAACTGCGAGGCTTTGAACTCATCAAAAGCCGTTTTCAACTGCTCTGGATTCATAGTGATTCTCCTTAGTTTTTTAATGTTTGAATTAACGCATCCCATTTCTCCGCGTCGGCATCACGCTCGACAGGCTCGGCGGCATCACGCACACCGGCTTTCTGGAAAATCTCATCCCGCTCTTTACGGGAAAATCCTTCACGGGCAAGCGCCATTTCCATCGTGCGCTTTGCCTGTGCTTTTGTTTGTTTCTCGTTGTCCTTCTTGTCGCCCTGTTTCACATCGATAAGCTCATCGGCAAGCCCGTATTCGATAGCGTCGTCCGCTCCGATCCATGTTTCGTTGTCCATCATCTTTGAAAGCTTCTTTTCCTCGATATTTGACCTTCCGACGTATGCGGCGAGGATTGAACCATCGAGCATTTCAAGCGTGTCGGCGGCACTGCGGAGGTCATTCTTGTTCCCCATGACGATTGACCATGCGTTATGGATCATTAAAAACCCGACCTTAGAGATACGAACCGCATCCCCTGCCATGGCGATAACTGACGCGGCGGATGCGGCAAGGCCAAGAATATTGACCGTTACCTTTCCTTTGTGCTGTGCCAGGATGTTGTAGATCGTGGCCGCCTCGAACACATCACCGCCAGGGGAATTGACGTTTACAACAACGTCCTTGTCCTCACCGATTGAACGGAGCGCGGCTGACATCCTCTTTGCCGTAAAACCATCGCCGAAGAAGTCCGACCCGATCACATCAAAAATATCAATGGAGGGCGCGGCATCATCTTTCTTTTCAGCAACGATCGTCTTATCCCAGCGGGCAAGAATGCCGTCCTCGATCTTGTTCCGCATAAAATTTAAGCCTTCTGCTTTAAGCAGGGATTTTTGGCGTTTCATTTTGTCTGCCTCCGTTCTCAAGATGAATTAACTGCTGGTCGATAAATAACTTGTCACCGGCAGGATCTGGCGGAAGCCCCTCTTGCTCTCTGCACTCGTTTGGCGTCCGCACACCGCTTCTGATAGCGACCTGATAGCCCTCGTATCTGTCTTTCTCGTTGCCCCTTAGAAGCTCATCAATATCAAAATCAGGCTCAACGGTTTCACGCTCTGAAATATCAAGCAACTGCGTCTGGATGCTGTCTTTCATCCTTTCAAGGTACGGCGTAAGGCCGAGCTTGAACCATCCTCGAACGATCTCAGTGATACCAGATCCCCACACGGTCGATGACGACATATCATGTATAAGTACCGGTGGAACATCAAAGAAGCGGCAAACATCCTCAAGCTGAAACTTCCGGCTTTCAAGAAGCTGAACGTCCTTTGGATTCATGGACGTTGGCGTAAACTTCATCCCTGCTTCAAGCACCTTCAAGGCTTCTTCTTTGCCACTGGTGATGTCGTCGAACTTCTCTTTGATCTTGACCCTCTGCTCTTTGTTCAAAATCTTGTCGATTGACAGGAAGCCGCCCTGTTTAAAATTATTGTTCGATAGACGGTTAACGCTTTCCTCGGCTCCCATCGAAATGCCCAAGCTGTTGCGCCCGTGATCTAGTGGAGAAAGGCCCACAATGCCATTTCCAAACAGCTTTAAATGCCAGATATTCTTCTGCGAATACTCGTAGATCTTTCCGGATACAGAATATTTATGGGTAATACTTCCATCTGGGTTGAGTACCGTTTCCACCTGGGATGTCATCAGCGGGAGCAAAGAGATAATCTGCCCTTTAGACTCCCTCTCAATGAGCGAGTAAGCATTCCCACGAAAACAAAGCTGATAGTAAAGCGTTTCAAAGAACTCACTGCGCGTCTGGTATCTGTTGGGTTGCCACCTTAAAAGACGATAGAGCGGATGGTCAGTAACAAGATCCTTGCTAATGATCCGGCCATTCCTCCCGCGCTTTACCATGTAAAACTGTATCGGAAGGGATGCCATCGTTTCGGCGGTCCGGCGAATGCAAGCAAATGCTGAAGAAATCTGTAAGGCGGTATCGTCATTGACGGTTTTTGTCGTCATTCGTCCAGACGCAGGAGTAAGCCCCTGCACCCCAACATCACGACGGGATATAATATTTGCGAAGAAGCTAAACGGATTAATCAAAAGGCCCCTCCTTAAAAAATAAAAACCCGGCGCATGAAGGTGGAGCTCCACGCACCGGGCAAAACATGGGTAAGTCAGATCAGGGCCGTCGCCCTTACTTAACAATATGAACTACTTCAGAGAATATTTCAAAATTAAACTCCTTGCGCAAGGTTTTAAATCTTCGTCGGAACATCTTATTTTATAGATATTATATCGTCTAAGAAATCGTCAAGGTTCCCGTTATCGTCGGAACTTTGCCCAATCATAATGCCATTCGCCATGAGTAGCGCCGTCATGTCATCAATCTTGTCCGCGCTTTTCTTTTTATCCGGAGCCATGTTCATGTTTGCATCTGTCCTCGGAACAAGGTTCGACGCGCACCATGTAAGAACCGGATCACCCCCATGACGGAACTTTCCAGAGATATACATTTCTTCAAAGCTATTCATGGCAGGGTGATACGACTTGGGGCCTTGGATAAACTGCACCATTTCAATATCTTCATTAGAAAGTTTCTGCACCAACTGTGATGAGTTCCAAGAATCATACCCGATGGAAACAAGGTTAAAGTTGTCCCTAACCCATAGAACCTTTTTGAATATCTCATCATAGTCCGTTACATCGCCCTGCGTTTCGACCATGTGTTTAGCCTTGACCCATCCGGCATACGGCACAAGGTTTCTTTGCATCCTTGTCTTAACCGTAGTCTGCGGGACCCACCTCCAGCCATGGGTATAAAGCATTCCGTTAAGCTTCCAGACAAGCCTTAATGACGTTAAGTCGCGCGTACTTGCCAAGTCCAGCGCCCCATAGCACGGCTCGTCTTTAAGAAGATCAAGCGGCACCGGCCCAGCGCAGGCCTTCCACCTCTGGAGATCGATCCACCCTGTAGCCGTTGAGCTCTGCCGGTTCATGCGCTTAATTAAAAATTCAGAATGACGTCCGGGCATTGACTTGGCCTCGGTCGCTTCCTTGCGGATCGCTTTCAACAACGGCTCCGACGCGCCAAGAAGCGGATTCGCCTTCTCCCAAACACCCTCATCAAACTCATTGTCCTTATCGTCAATGGCATAGAATAGAACGAGGTAATGGTCGGCCTCAACAATGCCCTCAAGCACCTGCTGTCCGAACTTCCGCATCTCCGGCCATGGCCCAGGCGTTTCGTAGCCCTCTGTCGTGGTGAATAAGAACAGCGGGCTTCTGCGTCCACCGGCCGCTGATTGAAGGACGTTTAAGAGGTCGTGTGTCTTGTGCGCGTGGATCTCATCAAGGATGGCACAGGAAGGGTTTAGGCCGTCTTGGGTTGACGCCTTGGCATTGATTGGCTTGAACAACCCTCCGTTCTCATAACACGATATGGCGCGGGTGAAACACTCGACATTGAACGCCTCGCGGAACTGTGACTTCTTGTCCGCCATTTTCTTGGCCGTCTTGAACACAATGGCCGCCTGGTCCCCGGTTGTTGCCGCGCTGATAACCTGCGGTCCTTTCTCATTCTCCATGGTAAGGCAGTACAGGCCGACACCGCTTGCAAGGCAACTCTTTGCGTTTTTCCGGGCCATGGCCAAGAGCGCGGACGTGAACCTGCGCGTGCCGTCCATGTTCCTAAATCCGAATAGGTTGCAAAGAAAGAATACTTGGAAAGGTTCAAGGGATATATTCTCCGACCTCCACTCCCCTTCAATGTGCGGAAGGTTTGAAATAAAATCACAAGCCCTGTTCGCCTCCGCCTCTGAATACCAAAACTTGCGCGTCTTTTCGCGTGAATGGTCGAAGTCTTTTAAGAAGCGCTCTGCCGCCAACCTTATCCATTTGCAAAACCGCTTCTTGTTTTTCTTATCAAGCGCGTCCTTGGCATAATCTTTTGCCGTCTCTGTCCATGTTACGAACATTTCTTGCTGGCCTTTATTTTCATAAATGGGTTTTGTTCAACGATCTTGCCAACTTCGGCTACCATCTTTATTCTTGAGGATGGGGTCATTCCAAGATGCGCGGCATAAAATATCATGTCGCGCTGTGCGTCACGGCTGATCGCGATTAATGGGTTTATAGCTCTCGGCTTGCCCTGCTTGTCAACAAGGCACAAGCCCTCTTTAACCGACCTGGCAAGCTGTATTTGCTTCTCCGCGTCTTGCCACCGAACGAATGCAGAACAATAAGCACCAAGAACTGCTCCATCAACTTTACGCAAGGTCATCATGGGGCGTACGATCTCGATGGTTTTATTCCACGCCTCCACTTCACGCGGGTTGAAGTGGCTCGGCATGTCAGGGAATACGGCCGGCGCGGACAACTCTGCCGCAACCTCCTTTGTCAAAGGTTCTGTGCCGTGAAGCGCTCTCAATGCTGGATTCTTAGGTAATGGTCCGCGTCTGCCCATATATTAAATACCTCTTAACTTTATAAAATGATTAAACCTAAAAAACGACTTTCCCAAAAACCGGGTTTCGCTAATTAATGACTAGATGCCCGGTTTCCGACGGGGTCATCATTTACTTTTGAACTCCCCCCGGCTATCCTATTGACCTTCTTTGGTTTACAATGTCAACCTTTACAGCCGTTGTGGTTTACAATAGGAACATCCATCAAGCACAACTTTCCATTGATATCTGCTATGACATGGACACAGCCATTGCCGACCCATGTATCCCATATAACAATCGTTATCATCACGGACGCTCTATCCATTGCAGTCCTTATCCTTTATCGGATACCCATCAAGTCCTATCTTATCCTTATGCTTTATGCCGAGGTCATTGCACGTCTTCTTATCGTGACACTCTTGGCATATCCCCTGCAGGTTATCCCTATCATCCTGACCGCCCTTACATATAGGGTTCTTGTGATCCACCTGTGTCGCTGGCTTGCGTCCGCATATCATGCACAGTGGTTCTTCAACCAAGACAACATGACGCATGCGCATCCACTTGCCCCCTCTTGTTCGCTTCTTATCGTGTTGCTTCCTATTCCAGGACACCTGCCAACTCCTGTAGTTCTTGCAGTGCGTTAAGGTTGCCCGCCTTATGGATGATGTATCCTGGGGCTTGAATGAAGTCCATCTTGTTAAACTTATGGGATAGGTTATACACTGCCCATCCGCTTGCATTGATGCGGTCGTTAATGAAATCCTGCTCAAAGAATGTGTTGATGTCGCCCTGCTCGATCTGTGGTTGGGCAAAGATGTCTTTGTATGTGTTTGGGATCACCATAACGCCTGTGTTGTAGTAATCCCTGTGCTTGCGGGTAAAGTATTGACCCTCATTGAATGCGCCCATTATGGGCCTTGGCACGACCTCAAAGAGATCCGGGCATGACCTT